CATAACTGTTGCAAATGGTTATTTCATTGTTGTTTCTGGTAATTCTGTTATGCGAAGCGATAATGGAGTAACTTGGAATATCTATACACCGTTTGAGTATGATTTTGATTCAAAAAGTGTTGCATATAACGCCTTAGCGAATAAATTGTGCGCTGTTGGTGGTACATCTTTAGGAAATTCATATGCTCGCTATTTCTCATTCAATGGAGGGCAAACATGGTTTCCTGATGAAGGGACATATCTAACTCCGTCATCTGACACATATACCGGTGTTATAGCAAAAGACAGCGATTTCGCAACATTCAGGAATGAGGCGTCGAATAATGTCCAAGTGATATCTGATGTTGGATTCGGTATTACCAATATCGCGGCCATACAAGATGCGCCAATTGACTTCGCCCTGATCCCATGAGCACCCTATTCCTCAAAACCAAGACAGTAGCGTACTACATGACGCTGAGTGCGAACCAGTTGCTTTACTCGCAAGCACTGGACAATGCCGTATGGACGGCAACCACAATGACGCTGACTACCGGGCAGGCCGATCCTAGCGCCGGTACGGACGCCTATACGCTAACAGCAACAAGCGGCAACGCCACGCTGCTGCAATCCGTTGTGCTGACTGACAACCTGCAACGCACGTTCTCTATCTACCTCAAGCGCAAGACTGGAACGGGCAATATCTCCATCACGGTCGATGGGGCAACGTACTCGGTTGAAACCACCACAGGATCATGGGCGCGATTCGATACCACGCTAACTGCATCTGGAACTGTAACCGCTGGCGTGAAGATTACCACCAGCGGCGACGAGGTTTATGCGGCATGGGCGATGCTTGAGGACGGCGATACTGCATCAACGTACTCAGAGACAGCAGCTAACCGCTACACGGTGACGCAGGTAACTGACACAGACTATCCAGCCAACACAGTAAGAGGATGTGCTTATCTTGATGGCCGCATTTTCGTCATGACGCAAATAGGCGAGATTTACCAGTCTGGCATTGAAGACCCTGCAACGTGGGCGGCATTGGACTTTATCCAGTCTCAGATTGATTCCTACGATGGCGTATATATCGCACGGTATCAGGAATACATCGTGGCGATGAAAACCTACGGGACTGAGTTCTTCTACGATGCCGCGAACGCATCCCCTGGTTCTGTCTTGTCGCCAGTATCAAATATGTATTTCAAAGTAGGCTGTGCCCATGAGAATTCAGTCAAGGAAATGATCGGGACGCTGGTCTGGCTTGGGCAGACGCAGGACGGATTTGGGCGCGGAGTGTATCAGCTTGAAGGCGCTCAACCGAAGAAGATCAGTACGCCGCAGATAGACAAGATTCTGGATACTGACGACTTGGCTACTGTCTATTCATGGACTTCCAAGGTGGGGGCGCATGTGCTGTACGGCCTGACCCTAGGAACCTCGGCTGTAACTCTTGTATATGACTTCACTACCGGCCTATGGTCGTTCTTCACCTATCTGGCCGTAAGTGGCAGCGCAACCGCACCATCGGCAATTACGGCTGACGGTGCTGTGACTGATACGGCGCACGGCTATTCAGACGGCGACATCATCAAGGTTACCAGCACGAACGGCGATTTTAACGGCTGGCATGTGGTTACTAACGTATCTACAAATGGGTATAACATTCAGGCCACAGGAACGGCTTTTAGCGGCACAGGAGTAGCGCAAAAATACACGGAAACGTACTTTCCTGTCATCGCTTCCACGGCTTGCGGAGGTCGCCAATGGATGCAACATCCTACTTCCGGGGCGCTTTACGAGTTCGATCAGGACATCTACGCCGACGAGATTGGAGCCACAGCGGCAAGGATCAGGACTCCAAAGGTTGATGGTGGTAAGGCCGGATTCAAAACCATCGGATCAGCAGAGTTGATAGGTGACAAGATCGCCTCTTATGCTATGCTTAGATGGACGGACGACGACTATGTAACCTATTCAAAATTCAGGACAATTGACTTGGATTTGGAACGGTCTAGGGCTAGGAGATTGGGCAATTTCTCGCGCAGGGCTTTTGAGGTTTTGCACGTTAAGGACGCAAACTTCCGTATGGAAGCATTGGAAATAGAAGGAGGCTGATATGGCATATAACAATCTTGTTGATAACTTCGTAAATTCTTGGCAGCCGCAGACGTATGCCTATTCCAATCTTGGCGATCCTGTATGGGATAAGGCTAATGCGTCAATCAATCAGGCGGCGAACAGGGAATCGCAGCGCCGCGATATTGAATGGGCCAACCAACAAAAAATGTCCGATCCGGCTTATTGGATGCAGGCTTTTGGTATGTCTGGTGGTGGGGGCGGTGGAACCAGTGGCGATTACGGATACAAGGATACATCAGGAGAATACCGAACAAGGCTTAATACTCTGCTCGATAACCCTGATGCAATCGCAAATACAGGTGTGTACAAATTTGCACTCAATCAAGGCAATGAAGCGGTCAATCGTAATCTCGCAGCAAAAGGATTACTGAAAAGCGGGAACCGTTTGTCTGAGCTTACCAAGTTCGGCCAAGGGCTTGCGTCTCAACAATATGGCGCAGAAGCAGACAGGCTTTCAAATATCCTGAATCAAACTAGGCAAGCTGATGTTGGGCGTTATTCTGCCGACACAGGTAGGTATTCTGCTGACGTGCAAGGGCAGAACCAGCTTAGGGGGATCATGATGCAAACTGCAATGAATCAAATGCAGAAGAACCAAGCTCCGCAATCATATCAAACTCCGGGTGGAATATTAACTAGGTGGTAATGCTATGACAACCATGAACCCAACCGAAGAACAGTTATCAAATTGGATGGCGCAATATTATCCGCCGCAGCAGTCTAGCCGCCGCCTGTCAGACTTGGCGCTATCGCCACAGGAGCAACAAGCGTTGATCGCTGACTTGCAGCAGACGCAAGACCCGGAGAACGCGGCAATCATGCAACAGATGGCGCAGCAGCCAATGCAGCAACCTGCCGCCATGCCAGAGAATTACTTCCAGCGTACAGGCGGAGAAGCAGTACCGATGCAATCCATTCAGCAGCAAGGCGGGATGTCGCTGAATGATCTGCTGAACAAGACCGGAGCAAGCATTCAGGACAAGGTAATCATTCAGGACAAGGGTGTCGGATACCGCACGCCTTATGGCTCTGTCGCTGGACTGGATTCGAATGGGCGCATGTGGGAAATGGATAAGCCGCAGACGCCAAAGGTATCTGTGAAGCAGATGAAAGAGTATTGGGACATGATGAAGGCGCAGAAAGAAGCAGAGGCTTTAAGCAATCCCGCCACCGCGCAAATGCCGAAATTGAAGCCAGGAGAACGGTGGAATCCTGGAAAGCAAGCAGTAGAGGCGGTTCCTGGGTCTGAAATGTATGTCAAGCAAAGTGGGTTACATGGTAAGGATTACGCCGCATTGCAAGGTGTTAATCAGAAGATGGACTTTGCGATTGACAGGGTAAATGAGCTACTTGACCCTAAAAACAAAGCGCAGATCGAAAGGAATTTCGGAGGATACAACGCATACATTACTCGTCTTCTTCCGGGCGCTGGAATTGAGGGAATGAATAAAATAGATGCGCTGAAATCTACGCTTAAGAACGCAGGACTTGAAATGATGCGTACTGGCGGGTCAATTGGTCAAATGACAGAACGCGAATGGCCGATTGTTGAACGCATGTTGGCTAACATTGACCCGAGACTTAATGAAGCCGATGCTATGACAGAGCTTCGCAAAGTATCTACGTTCATGTCCAACCTAAAAGAGAACGCAATGAAAGCCTATGAAACAGAATGGGGCAACACGCAATACTACAAACCGGGGGCGATACAGCCACCTGCGCCGCAACAGCCTAATGCGGCACAGGCGGCACAGATCAATGTCCCGGATAATGCTGCGGCATACCTACGCAAAAATCCTTATCTTAGGAAGCAGTTTGACTTGAAATATGGAGAAGGCGCTTCAGCACAGGTGCTTGGGCAATAATGGCTAATCCATTCGACCAATTCGATACGCAGCCTTCGCAAAATAATGTGCAGGCAAATCCGTTCGACCAGTTTGATTCCAATACTGGCGACATTATAAGTTCGTCTATTATTAAGGGTGCAGCGGGGCTTGCCGGACTCCCTGCTGACCTTCTTACTATGGCTGGTTCTGCATTGGGTGTTAAGCCTGAGTTTGCTCAATACTTAGGCAAGGATGCGATCATCAAAGGAATTGAAAAGCTAACGGGTACGCCATTATATCGGCCTGAAGGGGACGTTGAACGCTATGCAGGCAAAGCAATTGAAGGCGCTATAAGCACGCCGGGGAGACTCCCGATGATGGCGATGGGCGCTGCTTCAGGTGTTGGCGGTGAATTTGGCAACGAAATGGCCGGTACTCCGGGTGCCATTGCCGGATCAATTGCGCCGTATGTCATTCCTGCTGTTGCAGGAAAGGCTATTGGTGGTTTGTCTGACTTGGTTAGAGGCCGCACAACGGATATTCGGGCGGGTGGTGTATTGCGGGACGTATCCGCTGGAAATCCTGCTATCGAAGCATCTATGGTTGGCAAGCCTGATACCCTTACTGCGGCACAAGCTGCGGCGGCTGCTGATGATCCGTTGTGGAGCGCGATGGGGGTGAGGGCGGAAGCGAATAGAGTTAGGCCGTTTACTAGAAAATCAGGCGAACAGGATTTGTCAATAATTGAACGCTTGCGCGGAATTGCTGGCGGGAATACAGCAACAGAAGCAAGACAGGCTCAAGACGTGTTCAAGAAAGCCGTCAATACTATTCGCGGCCCTGAGAGAGAGGCCGCGCTTGAAAATGCAAACATTGCCGGAAGAATGCTTCCGAAGTATGTTGACATGCTTAACAAAAAGCGTGAATCGCTTATTTCGGCAATGCAAGATGCTGGAAAAGGATTTGCTAACGAGAACGCATACAGGCAAGGTATTGTAAAACTTCAAGAAGGGTCTGCTCCGGGATGGAGCCAAGCAAAGATCGGCAGGTTAACAAACCGAGTAGGTGAAGAAAGATCATTTGTTGAAGATGTTATGACCCTACGCAATCAGCGTAAAGCTGAAGGCGATTTCATTAAGATGCAAGCAGACAGTCTTGCGGCGCATGGGTTGAAACCGCTTAAGCCTGATGCTGTTATCTCAAAGATTGACAACATGTTGAAAGACCCACGTATCGGGCCAGATGACATATCTTCTAATGC